GGGCTATCCGCGATAGTCACGTCGCCAGCCTTCTTGTCGAGGTACTCTGTGCGTTCGGCAAGAGCCTTGTCGATTTCGCTTGTCAGCTCTCCCGCCTTACGTCGTGCGTCGCTCTCGGTGAGCGTAGGAGTGTAGATGATATTGGCTTCCTTCAAAGCCTGACGCAGCTTGGGATCTTTGACCGCGTCAATGTTGCCAGCGTTGTAGCCGTCTACCTCCTCCTTGCTCAGCTCGGTGGGGCGGATAGTCTTACCCGTCGTCACGTCCATGAGTGCCTTGGGAGCGGTCACCCCGCCATTGTTGGGATCGAAGTCGGGGACAAGCTCGGGCTGCACTACATTGACGACGTTGCCATCCTCATCTTGTGCTACGTCTCGTGTGGTCTTGAGCAGTGGGACGCTTGTGTCGTTAACCTCCTGCACAGGGCGCATCTTCTTGTCAAGACGCGGGAAGCCCAGGCGCGCCTTGGGTGCATGCGAGGGCTTCTTGGGATTGGCGGGGAGGTCAAACCCAAAGGGAGTAGCGGGCGCATCAGGCTTGCCCGTTGGTGCGAGCTGATCCTTTGGTCGCAGTGGTGTAGGCACTCCCGCTGGCGTTGGCTTTATCCATCCCATGTCTGACTTAAAGGTTTCGAAGTCGGGAAGCTCATACCCTCCCGATGAAACCTTGTCATATACACTGCGCAGGTTTTCCTCCTTGCGCATATCCTTTGCGAACTGGTCAATGTTTGGGACTGAGTAGCCCATGGTCTCCAGCGTGTTGTGGAGTCCCGATAGGTTCTTTTGCGTCTTATCGCTTGGCATGAGTTGCTGGTGATTGGTTAGTAGGCTTTGCCCTTTGATCCACTGCCCTTATAGGCTTCGCCCTTCGGTGCTTGTTTCTGTTGTGCTGGCTTCGCGGGAGTAGGTGCTGGTGCGGGCTTTGGCTCTATCCTGCGAGCGTTTGGAAGTCTCGAAATGGCTCTCTGCACATTGGGGTCGTTGATGTTCTGTCCGATAATCTTGAGCATCTCAGCTGCTGTTGGCTCTTTGTATGTAGCCTTAGAGCCGTAACCCTTCTTTGTTCGATACTGGGCTCGTACAGACTCGGGAAGCTGGTTGTATATCTGCCCGATATTGGCATTGTTCAGATCACCCTTGGGAACCTCGTAGCCTCCACGATATCCCCCTTCCTCGTTGTAACCGAAGTCAAGACTCAAGGATTCTTTGCCACCACTTCTTCCGCGTGTAGGGTTGGCAGCACGTGTAGCCATGATTCCCGTGCGTCGGCTCTGCTCTGCTTCGGATGCTCGGTTGTGTCGCTTCGTCTCCTCGAGTGCATCGTCTCTCTGCTGGATGCCCGCCAGGCCAATCTTCTCACGGAGCTTGCGGTCGGCTTCCTTCTCACCGAGGTCTGCGACCATCTTCTGATACGCCATAGATTGCTTGGCGAGCTTGAGCTGGTGGTCGAGTGCGGCCTGCTCACGTCGGAGTTGCAGTGCGTCTCTTGCCTGGTCGTTATGATCGTCGAGCTGTTTGGCTCTCATGTAGGCCTGGAGATAGGCGTCGGCATCAGCCTTTTTGGCTGCTCGTAGCTTCTCGTATCTATCCTGCACACTTCCGAGCATTGTCTCGGTGGGCTTGTAGGCATTGGGCGCATAGTTTGCCGTGGCAACAAGGTTGCTGATAGCGCGCACTCCGTCGCCTATTGCTGCGATAGCCTCACGGCTACGCTGGCGTCGTCGGTCTTTCTCCACCTCCTCGGCAGTGGGAGGAGTGAATGGGGTGAGGTGTCGGAGGATCTCCACATAAGATGTGGGGCGCGTAACCTTCTCCTTGTCCGCCTGGGTGAGTTGCACCTGGGGCAGTTCGGGAGTAGGAGCGAGTTGCTGGATGCGCTTAATAGCTGTAGCCCCGCCACCCTGATTGGGCGCGGTGGCTGTGGCTTGTGGTTGTGGGGCAGGAGGGGTAGGGGCAGCGGGTGTCTGTGAAGGTGCAGGGGCGGTGGTCGCCTGCTGCACATTGGCGGGTGCGTCCTCCTTGCGTGACACCTCGCGCCCCGTGCCCTTCCGAATATCGTCGAGCACTCCCATATTACTTACTGCTTTTTGGGTCGAAGGCGTTGGCGATCCCTGCGCCTGCCTGTGCTACACCTCCGATAGCCTGGGTGATACCCTGAGCTCGGTTGTTCTCGATTTGGTTGAGCTGATTTTGGAAGCCGTCACGACGCTGGATGTACTGACCCTCGATGAGGTCCTTGCGCTTTGCTCCGTCTGCTGCTATTGCGCTGGCGACGTTGGAGAGAGCCTCATTGCCCGCCTCAAGTTCCGCCTGCACTGACTCCTCAGTGCCTCCCATGACGGCCTGCACAGCCTGCGCACGCTGGTTGCGCTTGGCGATAGCCTCACGGGTGCGCTCCAAAGTTCGGAGGGCGTCGGCTCGCTGGAGGGCGTCCTCGTTGTATCGTCTATCATACCAGGTCTGATTGTCGCGCATGCTGCTCATGACTCCCTGGCGTGCGCGCTTGGCTGCTTTGCTTGCTGCGATGCCCCCGAAGATACTCCCGATGGCCCCGATGCCTGCGCCTATAAGTCCTGCGATTGGTAATGGCATATCTGTTTACTGCTCTATATGTTATATGTGGTGCAAGATAATGTGATAGCTTAGCGCGCACACGACATATAGAGTAACGCAACATGGCAAAGGGAAGAAAGACGGGCGGGCGAAAGCCTGGCTCACTGAACAAGACGACGAAGCTAAGCCGAGAGCTTATAGTGAATGTGCTTGACAAGTATCAGGATAGCGGATTGATGGCGGAGGACCTCGAGTCACTGCCACCGAAGGACCGACTCGATGTTATGGTTAAGCTCATGGGCTTCGTCCTGCCGAAGATGCAGAGCACCCAGGTAGACCTCACCGCGAATGTGAACAGCGCATCCGTCGAGGACGACCTCACGAAGCTCGCTGAGGAGATGGCATAAAAGAAGAGCGAGGAAGCTGTGGGCCTCCCCGCTCTAAGCTGGTGGTTGTAAAGAAAAAGCTGCTTGGCTTTCTTGTCTACAAAGGTAGATGAAGTTTTTGGGCATTCGCTTTGGACATTTGCAAAGCATTCTTTCTCACACTCTTGTATCTCCGTATCATTTTCGTGAGGTCACGAAAATGGTTTTATCTTGGACACGCTTTGGACATTTCTCAGACCAAATGTAAACCTATCTAATTTAGAAGGCGGGTATAAAATCGTCCTCTAAATCGTCCCCTGCTCAATTCTTTATTTTGTATATGCTTGTAATTCAATGAATTGCAAAGCGTAGTTGTACCCAGAGTGGGACTCGAACCCACACAACCTATTGGTCAAGGGATTTTAAGTCCCTCGTGTCTACCATTCCACCATCTGGGCGACCATGTAACGCACACCAAAGGCGTACGTATTCGGCTGCAAAAGTAACGCAAAATCGGTAGATAAGCAATTGCAGAGCGCATAGCGAGTAGCCTCCGTCGTGAAGCGGATGCTAAGATGAGGGTGCGGAAGGGATGAGGAGTAAGGACTCCATGGTATTCGGATGGGACTACGGGTAGTGATACCTCGCATAGACCTTTAAGTAGTATGCATGACTGCTCTTGCTCTCAGCTCTTTCGGTAGAGTAGACGTACAGGGCAAGCAAGATATTGGGGCCGGCGACGGTCAAAGCTGATGTCACATCTCTCCGAGGGGAGTTGTGACGAGCCTTAGACCGAGCCGTGCACCTAACATGGTCGGCGCATGGATCGAGGTGCTGCAGCCAGCGAGGTATCCCTGGCTGGCCCTATGGGGGGCAGGGGCGGTTTTGGATAGGTTGGAGGAACATGAAGAAAGACCCCTGCGAGTACCAGACCCATAGAGATCCCAGACAGAGTAGAGCCTTGTCCTACTTGTCACAAGCGGGCTTGTGTACGACCCGATAGGGGGCACACAGCTGCAGGATGTTCAAAAGATTATCGGAAGATATTCTGATGAGGTGACCTTCTCTCCGGCTTCGTCCTTGCGGGCGAAGTGATACGCACGACACATTTTTCAATATCTGGAAGCCACTGCGCGTCTCGGAGAGCGGGGCAGAAAGACTTCCTTCACTACCAGCGCTGACGGGCGATCCGTCGGGTGGGTAGGAGAAGGTGCACACATCGGAGAGAGCTACCATCAGGAGGAGCGTCTCATGGCAATGTCTTCCCAATCTTATTCCCGAGATTGACACATTGGATCTTATGAGCAGGTCTCCTGGCTTATCACCCTAAATTCTCATTCCTACGATCCTTCCCAAGTAGCTTCGTACTCAGTGGCGAAGGTCTGCCAAGACGCTCGGCGAAGAGCTTGTTGGTCCTTCCGTCATAGGAGGAGCCTATCTATCATCCCCGTGGGGAGCTGCAGATAGGGAGTGACTTACAGTAGCGGGTACTGCGCCGGATTCACACCGGCTTCCCTTACTACCCTGGGTCCAGACTGGTGCGCTTCACCAGCATAATGCCCTCGGGTATACTCGTAAGACACAGCAAAGTTAAGACAAATATTTAAATAACCTAAGGACTTCAAGGGATGAGCTTGCGTGGTGAGCTCAGACGCTTCTTTATGGATGAGATATGCCTTTGTAGTGGGCTTTGAGTGAGATGATTACGGGGGTGAAAAATGAACCAGTACTGGTCGCTGTGTTGACCAGTACTGCTCGCGTGATG